AGGATACCAATTTTTAGTTAATACGTCCCACCTGCTATTTCAGAAACATTCTTCCATTGTCCATCAGATGCGTATTCAAAAAATTGACCAGCACTAGGAGAGTTAATTGTTACATCAGATAAATCATCTAAAGCAGAAACAGAACCAGGACCACTCAAGGTATCAATTCGATCCCAATCATTAAGACCCATACATAAGGCCCAATCACCAGCGTCGAAACTAGTCGAAGGAACAACGGCGGTTCCGTTGCCAGCTACAACACAAACGAAATAACAGCCAGTAATCGCTGCTGTACCTGCTGGAATTGCATTTCCTGCACTAAAGCCTGCACTCGTTCCAAAGGTGGTCAGGGTAACAATCAAGCCGTTGGAAGCATTAAATGTTCCACAGAATCTCAAGTTCTCTTCTGCTAATCGACCAAATCCAACAGAGAACCAACTGTTACCGTTAAAGATTCTTAATTGCCCTGTTGATTCTTGTAACCAATAAACACCAGTAGGCAGATCAGTAATTGCTGGTTGTGCTTCTTGAATAAATGAAATTGCATTATTACCAACCTGATCCATCGTGATCGCATTATCTGCAATCCTTGCTGTCACGAACTGACCTGTTGTTATTTTCGCAGCGTCAAGATCAGGAATATCAGCAGCATCTAAATCTGCTCCAGCAGTGACAATTCCCTGAGCATTGACAGTGATTTTTTCATATGTACCAGCAGCAATCCCAGAATCAGCCAGTGACAAAACACCATTACCATCAACAGTCAAAGGAGCAGAAGCATTTGGAACGCTAACTCCTCCAATCGCTGATGTTGTGGCGGCTGGCAAATCATTAGCAACTAAAGCCGTAGTAGCAGTAATTAAGCCTTGAGCGTTATAAGTAATTCCAGATATTGTTGCCGCAGTAACATTATTAGTAATTGATATTGCACCTAAATTTGTAACTGATAAACCGCCTGCTGTTGGAACGGAAACAGCACCAATAGCAGAAGTTGTTGCTTCTGGTAGATCACTTGCAACCAAAGCAGCCGTTGCTGTTATTAATCCTTCGCTGTTATATGTAATCCCATTTCGTTCTGACGCTCCACCAGATACGGCGTTATTAATTCCTAGATTTCCACCAGATACATTTAAAGACCGATCTAAATTCGATGTATTTAATTTGGCGGCTGTAATTGTTCCATCAGTTATTTTTGTTCCTGCAATACCAGTAGCAATTTTTGCATCGGTTACGGCTGACGTTGCTATGGCTGCTGTATCAACAGCATTGTCAGCAAGCTCACTAGCTCCTACTGCATTTGAATGAATTTGAGTCGCCGTAATCGTATTGTCTGCGATCTTGGCATTCGTAATTGCTAAATCTGCAATTTTTTCTCTTGTTACATTTGCATTTAATATCTTTGCTGTTGTAACTGCGTTACTAGCTAACGCTCCAGCATCAACAGCATTATCTGCTAGTTCTGATGCCCCGATAGCATTTGCTGCAATCTGAGTAGCAGTAATTGTGTCATTAGTTATCTTCGCAGCCGTTACAGCGTTGTTCGCTAACTTTGCTGTTGAAACAGCTCCATCTGCTATCTCAGAGGAACTGATAGCATTGTCTGCTATTTGAGTTCCTGTTACAGACTGAGAAGTTAACTTTGCTCCAGGTATATCTCCATCACTTAAATTTAACTTCGCATATGTAACATTAGCGTCTGTAATCTTTGCTGTTGTAACTGCATTAGCAGCAAGCTTTGCTGTCGTTACATTTGCATCAACAATGGCTGCTGTGTCAACTGAACTATCTGCTAATTCACTCGAACCAATAGCATTTGCTGCTATTTGTGTTGCTGTGATCGTATCATTAGCAATTTTTGCTGCCGTGACATTTAAATTTGCAATCTTTGCAGTTGTTACGGCTGAATCAGCAAGCGTAGCTGTAACAATTTGCCCTGCTGTTAATGGATAACTAAGTGCCGTAGCAGGAATTGTTGCTGCATCAATAACAGCAACTCCTCTTGCAACTAAATCTTTAACAGTGACCTTTTTAGTTTCACTTGCGCTGACATCTGCTAACGCTAATGGATCGGTTGCTGCAACACTTCCTGACGCAATCGCTGGTAATTGCGTAATTTGTAGATCAGCCACAGCTACCTCGCATGATTAAAACCTTTAAAGACATTCTAAGAGGTAGGATCCTCAAGTAAAATACCTTGTCCATCCTCTTGCAATATCTTATCTGTATTTTCCTGAAGTAGATACGCTGGTGGTTGTCCAGTATGTAATGCAATATTGCCTGTCGTCACAAAATCAATTGATGCTTCTACAATTCCAGCAGCAGGAACATTGATAGCAACATTAGTAATAAAACATTCAGCTTCATACCAAACACTTGTTTTTGTCTGAGCTGGATCGTGATAAATAAAGAATCTGCCTAAAAAATCTGCTCCTTGCTCAAGACGAACTGCTAATTGCGCTAAATAAACAGGAAACTCAGGTTCAAGAATTGAAATTGTGTCTCCCTGAAATGCTCGATGTTGCCATATACATTGCATACTTCCTTGACCAGAAATCATTCCTTTTTCATATCTCTGCCTAAAATCTTGTCCTAAACTATTAATATCAACGGTGTCTCTTGTTGTTGTAATCTCAAATTCTCTAACTTTTGCAAGAGTTCTATATCTTGTTCCTTCACTTTCAACTGTTATATCTTTAGTAGAAGAAGGAGTAACAAGAGATAAAGCAGTAGCCGCATCACCAGCCAAGGCAGGACCAAAACTGTTGTATAACTTCAATCCACCAGCATCATCAATGTGAACGTACCAACGGCCATCAGGATGATTATGACCAGAGACTAACTCTAAATTTGAACCATCTTTTGTCGCAATCTTTAATTGATCTCCTGTTAATATTGCTCCACTAGCAAAATCAACACTAAATCTTTTCTTTGTTGTATTAACGTCAGCAGGATCTAAGGAAGAAGTAAAAGCACGGCTATTACCTCTTTTTATTTCAACAAAACCTGTCGAGCCAAAATATATAGCCATTTATAAGTCAAGTCCAGTAACAGCTCCGTTGACTTCAAAGCTAACATCAGCAGATAAAACTTCCCCAACGGAACTTGTCATCGAAAGACTTGTTAAATAAGCCTCAAAAGTAATTGAACGATCATTATTTCCATCTAATATTGCTAGTTTGAATTTCAATGTACGATTGGTTCCACCACCTTGTTCTCCTCCATTACCTGAATTACTTCTTATCATCTGTGCTAATAACTTCGTTACATCAGTATCATTTCCAGCAGTTGCTTGATAGTAATAAAGACTGCAACTACCTGTAACGCTTCTGATTCCAGGGATTAATGTCCGATCTTTATCCTCTAAAGAAACTGTTTCTAATACAGCCTGGTTTACAGTAAACGACCAAGAACGAACTTTTACAGCAGTAGTGCCATCTATGATTAAACGTCCATCTTGACCTGAGTAAAAACCAGACATCTTCCTTAATAAAAAAACCTTTGCTTTATTCTAGTCCCCATCGAGACAAGCAACAAAAGAACAACTAACATTATTTATACCAGGCTGAACACTTGTTACGGTTGGAGGTGCAGAATATCTCCATCTAGTAGCACTCTCACCCCCTATGCCAGTTTGAATAAGCCCTTCTAGAAAGGAATTTTCTATACCTTGTAACCCGTGGGTGGAATCAAACTTTATAGTACTCCAATCCTTATTAACGTTAAAATAAGATTCCAATATGTTATTTGCATCAATATCTGAAACATTAGTAAAACCTAAAGTCAGTGTTGCATTAACAGCTTTATTCCCATAACGAATAATGGTTTTTGATCCATTTTGAGATTCAAAAACAGATTGAGGATATTCTCCTGCCTTAAAGGATCTACTGCTGGGAGGAACCGCATAAGGAAATGCATAACTAGCCATTAGTTTGCTGTTATAATGAAGTCTTCTGTTGTCCAGTCTAGAGTAGCTAACGATCCAGTGCTTGTTAAAGGTTCGTGGCTTCCTGCTACCTCAACGAAGCCTTCTTCTGAATAACTAATACTTTCTACTTTATAAACACGATCTAAAACATTAGTTTGAGCAACTGTAAAAACACAACCTCTAAACCTAGCAGCAGCCGTTCCTCCACTAATAGAAATATCAGTTGGACCTCTTACCTCCTCATCTCCTGGTTTCCAATAAAAAATAGATGTTCCATTTGTAATGATGGATTGAGACTGAATAACACCCTTGTCATTGATAACGCCATTTGAAAAACGACTGGTATGAGTAGCCTCTGAGTAATACCTAAAGTATTGCCCAGGTTTTAAATGCATTGCTGCCTGTGGAGTTGTTTCAAACTTAATTCCATGATCTATTTTTTGTCTAACCCTTAAAGCAAACCTTGCAAAGTCAGTTGCATGAGTTTGACTAGTACAAAAAACGGAAAGATCAAAAACTTCTCTAGGATCTTTCTCTGAGCCGCCTTCATCATCGGATAATCTTGCTTCTATAACTTTGGTTTCAGGGAATCCGTTTTCCTTTTCTTTTCTCCATAAAACTCTTGCTTGAAAAAGTTGCCTTTCCTCAGGAGACAGGAATGATACTTTTAAATCTTTTGTATTACCGTCAGTAAATAAAGCTTTGATTTCTGGTTTGGCTCTATTATCGATTTCACCAGCATCGCCATCTTTTGTCTTCTTATAAGGGACAGAAGGGACAAGAGTGAAAAGACCTCCAATAATTGTAAAATCAAGAAAACAATAAGAAGCTTGTTCATAAATAAATTCTCTTAAATTTTGATTTTCAGTAATAACACCATCCCAAAAAAACTTATTATTTTTACAGAAATGTGCAGCTTGTCTCATTTCACTTTTATCAACAGAAACCGTTCCAATAAGATTTCCCGCCCCAATAATCGGATCTGTTAATAACGAATAGGCAATTTCAGGGAATAAATTAGAAGAAGCAACCCCACTTGTAACTAATTTCTCTACTTTTACTCCCTTCTTTATATACACAGATAACTGACTAAAAGAACTCCATTCTTTTGAGCTATTCATTCTAATACCTGCCAAAGCAAGCTTCGTGTAAGGTTGGGATGAATCGTTTATTTGTTCATTAACATATGTAACCTGATGCTCTGGACCATCTAAATGGCTGGTCCTTTCTGCATCAAAAGTAACGTAATCAGAAACAGCATCATAAGGATTTAGATTTTGTCCCGCAGGCCAAGCTGGTGTAATTAAATCTGCTGTATCTGATAAAACAGTAACTTTTACATTTGCATAAGGAATTTTAACTGTATCACCTGTTTTATAATTTTTACCTTTAGCAGCAATAGACCATTTATAGCCAGATTTTCCATCTTTTGTATATTTTTTAACATCAACATTTAAGGTGTTATTTCCTCCTGTCCCATTCGTAACTTGAACATTCTTGTACTCCGTAGGAGTAACAGGAATAGCCGTCCAGATATATTTAGTGACAGATCTTCTCGGATTATAATGAGATGTATAGTCGCTGGGGAAAAGACAATATTTATTTCCATCATGTTCTACACAACCGTCACCATCCTCTGTCGTTCCGACCCAAGTGCCTCTCCACATTATTTTCCAATCTCCTTTTCTGCCACCTTCTCTTACAGCTCTAGTGCCTTTACCTCCATCATCTCCTCTCCAATCTTCTTGTCGTGACCCAGGCTTTCCATCTGTTTGAGACGTGCTACCTGTAGCCTGCCAACCCATTACGGTTGGGATTCGTCCACTTTTATTAGAACTCAAACCAATAACAATACCCTTAGCAGTTGTGGGTAAATCACTTAAAAACCACTCCTCATTAGATAATTGATTGGGATGTAAATTAAACTCAGTTGATCCATTGAAAGCAACAGAATAACTGCCTTCGTCAAAACGAACCAATGTATTGCCTCCTAAGTAATTAACAGTTTTATTCCTCCAGCTTCTTTGAATTTCATTGCCAGGATAAGGAACTAATCTAAATTCATACTGACCAAAAGGATGATTTATTCTTATAAAATTATATTGAGATTGTGGTGTTCGACCTGCCACACAAAAAGGTTTAGAACTTAATTTTTTCCAAGAAGCATTAGAACCTAATTTCCTTATATATAAGTGAAAAAAACTTAATCTTTTTACGTATTTATTTAAACTACCTAAAGTTATACTCCCGTTTTCATTCTCATACTCTTTTACAGTACCTTTACTTTTTCCATATTCCCAATTCCCTGGATGACTATTGACATTTGCAAAGCCGTTAATTTGTTTCCAAACTGTTGATTTCAGCCCTATCTCTGTTGTATTACATGACTTTGAGTTAGAAACAGTTGCTATAGCACACTTTTGAGGAATTAAATTTGAGAAAGAATTATCTGCTGCATCTATCTTTTTTATTTCAATAGTTCCTGGCTCTGTAATTTTAAAAGTAAAGTATTTGTTTGTTCCTTCAGCCCAAATACCATCAGTAGCATTTATGCATACAGCTAGAGAGGTACCAATCATAAACTGCTCTCCTATTGATATTGAATCATCAGCACTTTCTCTCGTCGCGTTGACAGAAGATTTCACATCTTCGACACCCCAAGGATCAAATTGTTTAAATTGTTTGTCTACATAGTGACTACCTAATCGATATTTAACAATATCTCCTTCGCTAACAGACTTTCTTCCTACACTTTTAGTAGTATTCTTTTGAATAAGAGCAGCATATCTAGGATAATGTTTTGCTAATTTTTTCCTTTTAGTATCAATATCTTTTCCTGTTTTCGTATCCTTTGGTTTCAAAACTAGCTCATAAGGAAGAACAAATTTCATTCCATTTGGTAGCGGATCATAAAGACCAAATTCTATTTGTGTATTAGGTGATCTTGTCCCACAAAAAATATTTGTCAAATAATCGTCTTCATGGTCTGAATAAACAAGAGGTAATGCTATCGCATCATCATTTTCTCTCGCTAACGTGCCTTCAGAATATTGATCTCTATTAGACGAACCACTCCTTCTTTTAAATCTTCCAGAATTCGCACCTCCCCTGCCTCCATCTAAAAAGTAAAGAGCTAATTTTCCGTGTGTGTAATTCTCTAAAAGAGTATCTCCTATTGCATAACCTTCAAAGTCAGGTCGCTCTCCTAACGTACCAGAGGATATTAGAAAAATACCCTTCAACTGTTGTCCTGAACCTATGCTTAGGAGTTGTGACCATAAAAGTTTTGCATTCACTCTTATACCACCAAAATTTCTCTCTCTATCTGTAAAAACCAGAGGAATTACTGTACCTAATTCTGCTAATTCCTGAACGGAGTCAAAGCCTGTCTGAGGAGAAAACCTTTTAGGCCCAGAGGCATCTGCTGTTTTTAAACTAGGTGGTGTTTTAGGTTGTTTGGGCTTTGGTGTCATCAGGTAAGCGACAACCGTTAAAGCAACACCAATAATTAGTTGAATGCCCCAAACAGGTAAACTACCAGCTTGAATATCAGGTACTAAATCGTAAGCTTCTGGTCTTTTACCGTTATAACTTTCTGTTTTATCTACAAAGTACCAATACTCTTCCTCTGATAATCCTAAGACGTTACATAATTCGACTTCTTGGGGCAATAAAACTCTTCGACCCGTAAAGCCTCTACGGGGTTCCATGTCACCACCGACCCTTCGTATGATGTTATGTTCAGCCATCCGTCCTCAAAATAAACTGCCAAGCCATAACCCGTATTAAATCTACATAGGCCAACAGTACCTATATTAGGACGTTCTGTCTTGATTCCCCATAACTCTAATTGTTCCCTAAAAATTGAGTAATCATTTTTCCTTAACCGTCTATACCAATCCCTAGTCGGGCAGGGACTTTTTATTTTGTAATGTTTTAAAACTGCTTTGGATAATGTTAAACAATCAGCCGCTTTATGTTGTTCAGGATTAGCACCTAAACGATAAGGAAGACCAATAAAATCAAACGGTGTCATCTATTTTGAATCTGTCCTGTTGTAGGAAGATGTCCGACAAGTGCAGTCGTTAAAACTCTATTTGGTGCGTTAGAACCAACTGCATCAATTCCTGAACTAAGCAATACTTCAACAGTGCTTGCATCGTATGCCATAGAAGAAGCTAACCAAGTATCTTTCGTTAGATATGGACTGCCATATGTCGTTAAGGGTTCAAGCGTTTCAGGATCAACTCTACAAACAAAAACTTCAACACTCCATTTATTAACAACAGCCTCCCTCGCTCTGTTCATTGCAATTGGATTATTCGCAAAAACAAGAGTTGCCTCTAAATTGTCACCTGATCTATTCTTTGCCGCACCCTGATAAATAAACGGAAGAAAATAATAATTATCCCCCTCTAGTTCTAGTTTATTCCCCTTATTCTTTCGATATTGACCATCACGTTCTAACGCATTCGTATTATCTCTTTTTCCATTTTGATAACGATCTTGGACTATTCCTCTTGTATTCTTAATTTGAATAAAGGCAACAATTGTTGTAATAGACATTTCTTATAAACCTACTCTGGAGCGTTGACTACGAGAATTTTTAAGTTTGCTAAAGACCTTTGATTCACCTTCTTGTGCTCCTCGTCTTGCAGCACTATTAATGATTTCAGGAATAGCAGATTTAGGAACATAAGATTCAGAGTTAAACGATAATACTGGACCTGTGTAATTAACAACAGTAGGAGAACTGCTAACACCACTACCAGAAGCAACCGTTCCACCACCAGGGATAACTGCCTGACCTCTAGCACCTGATGAATAACGTTCCATTGCTCCTTGCATCTTAGAAGCAGGAATAATGTATTCATCCTCTCCAGCTTCTCCTACGAGTCCAATAGTAGGTCTGGTGACTAAACCTCCTGTAGAGAAAGGCTTGATACCGTTAGTTGCATAACCTCCCTCTGCGTTTTTTATAACCGCACCAGTTAAACTTGCTGGCATCAGGTTTTGAAATGCTGCATTTAAGAACATTCTTCCTATTGATTTAGCAATACTTGCTAACGATTCACCTAATGATTTTGTTCCCTCAATTAGCCCCATAACAGCATCTGTTAAACCAGTAGCCACAACATCTTTAATTTCTTCCCAAGTAACTTTTACTTTCTCTGTTTGTTCTCCTGCTCTAATAGCGTCTTTCAATCTTTTCCTTTGTTCATCAGTTATTTTCCCTTCAATATCTAATATTGCTAGTTTTAATTTAGCTTCAATTCTTGCTTCTTCGTTAATAGCATTAGCAAGCTCTTTTTCAAGTTCTGTTCTTTCATTAAGCTTATTTTGAGATTTGATAAGATCTTCAAAAGCCTGTTTAGCTTGATCCTCTGTTAGTGCGTCTTTCAATGCCTTATTCCATTCCTTTGTTTTATTAATTAAGTCTTCAGCTTCTTTTTTCATGTCTGCAAACTCTTTATCTATATTTGCTTCGTCAATCTGCTGAAGCATTGACCCTAAATCTCCAAGTAATTCACCTCCTCCAATCTTGCTATTTTTTGCTTTAGCAGCATCAATTCTTACCTGCTTTTGTTTTTCCAATGTTTTATCTAATAAAAAGATCTCAGCAGCTCTAAATCCTTGTGTTTTTAATACTTCTAATGCTAATTTACTTTGTTCAAATCCTATTTTCTTTTGCATATCAAGCATCCCATCTAAAAGGCTCCGATTGTCTTTTATGCTTGCAAAATAATCAAATGTTTTCTCATCAGGAAAAGCCTCTAAAAGCGTAGTTCTTGCTGCTGCTCCGAACTGTTCAAACGAACCAGCCATTTGTAATGCTTCTTCTTTTGTAACGCCTAAACTTTTAGCTAATTCTTTTATCTTTTCAACAGTAAATACACTTGTTCCACCTGTACTTTTTATTGAAGTATTTAACTTATCAATTTCCTTTTTAAAATCTTTTGCCTCTTGAATTTTTTGTCCAACGGCTGTACCAATAAGAGATAAACCAAAACCTAAACCTCCTCCTAAAGCACCACCGACAGCACCACCTAGACCACCACCAAGAGCAGCCGTTCCTCCTTGACCAAATAAGAATGGAAATGCTCCACCAATCATTCCACTACTAATAGCTCCTCGTCCTCTTCCCCCTATCCCTCCTCTGCTTGCAAACATTCCTTGAGGATTAGCATTCCGACCAAATCCCCACTTATTAAATCTTTTGCCCCAACTCATGCTTGCTTGTGGCATCCCAGGAGGCATAGCAGGGCCAAACATAGGTTGAGGACCATATTGATCAGCCGTAAATCCGTGACCAACCTTTCTTCCATGCCGTCTTATAGATTTCTCTACAGGACTAAGGAGAGCGTTGCCTCCTCTATTTATATAAGCGTTCCAATCTTTAAATCCACTTGCCTTTCTGGATTGCTTGCTTAAAGCGATATTTTTTCTGATTTGATTTTCTATTCTATTCTCTACTTTTAAAACTTCTTCTAATACTTTCTTCCTCCTAAAATTCTCTTTATTAATATCTTTTCCTAGTAATATATTTTCTCTTAATTGTGTTAAATATTCTTTTTCGTTATTCGGAAATAAATTTAAATTATTTGGGTATTGAGTTAAAGATTCTATTCCAATTCCTCCCATTTGCATGGCAGGAAGAACAGTTGACAATTGTTTATTGCCAAAAGCATTAGGGAAAGTTGTCTGACCATACCAACTCCTACCTATTTGAGGAGCAAACATCCCTTCTAATGCTGCTTTACCCCTAGACTGCATACCTTTCATATTCGCAAAACCACCACCTTTCATATCTTCAAAATTCTTCCAAATATCCATATTCAACGCTGATCTTGGATCATACAAAAAACCTAATTGCTTAAAACTCTGAAGAGAATCAGCAATAATTTTTGTATTCATACTCCTAAACCTATTAATAGTATTTTCTGTAAACTTGGCTGCGGATCGTTCTAAAGTAATAAACTGTCCAGCGACTGCTGCTGCTGGACTAGCAAAATTTAAAGCTGCTTTGGTTACGTTTAAAGCACCACCTAAAGCCGTAACTGAAAATGCTGTATCTGAAAGAGTTCTTGCAATATTAGAAAAACTTGTTTTATTTAATTTATTTAGAACATCAGAAATTCCTCTTAATGCAGCACCAGATTCAAGCCCACCAAAAAAATTTTTACCGAAAGCTTTATTTGATAGTCCTCTTAATGCTCCAAGTTTAGAAAGTAATCCCCCAAAGCTAAAACTAGCTCGTTGACTTGTTTTTTCTATCTCTTTAAGTTCTCTAGTAACTTTATTTAAAGACCCACTTGCTAATCTATTAGCTTCTTTATCTGCTTTAGCTAAATTTTCTTTTAACTGCCGAGATGGTTCATCCATCTCCTCTAATTTTTTTAATACTTTGTTTGTCGTAATATTTAATTTATCTAATGTTTTAGTTAATTTTGTTAACGCACCAAGATTTTTTATAGCAATCTGTATCTGAGCCTGTGCCGATGTCGATGCCACAACTTCCCTACTAACTCATTCCATATTACCTACGTCTTCGAACTTTTTGCATTTCTTTCTCTTGATCTTCGTTTAACACTTGGAAATAAGCTGACCACCCAATAATCTCTTCTACCGTCATCTGTCGTATCTCAGATAAAGACTTCCCTAACTCCTTCGCTATCCCAAACTGAAGCATTAATAAATTATCTTTCCTTAGCTCTTCGCTTAATCCTTTGGGTCTAAAGCTTCCTCCTTATCTGTTATTACTGCCAACATTAACTTCTGTAAATCAGCATCCTTAACTTCATTCTTCAGAACATCTATTTCTCCTATTTGAAATAATCTTTGCCCATTTTCATCTTGTGCCTTAGAAATCAATAATCTTAAAGCAAACTCATTTGCATCATCAGACTTAGCTCCTCTTTGTGCTCTTTCTCTTTCTGCCATCGTTAATGGAGCAACCCACATTTCAAACATAGATCCATCAGACAATTCAACTTCTTTTTTAATGGCTTCTAGATTTGCTGCTTTCTTTAAACGATCTATTGCCCTCATAAATGGTTTTGATGTTTTAGAACTAGATGTCATGATAAAAATTAATACGTTATTATTCTAACCTAATAAACAATAAAAAACCCCGTACAAAACGGGGTCGGTTGAACATTTTCTTCCCAGTTACGATTCTATGACTTACTAAAGTCGAATGTTGGAACTCCAGCAGGACGGAAATTAACAGTGACTGCTTGTGCATCATCAGGAGTTACACCTAAAGAAGCAGAAGTTAATGTTGCATCAAAACTGATTGAACGACTCAATGTGTCACTCAATGTTCCACCACTAAATACACGATCAATGTAAAGCTTGAATCCAGCACCAACTTGCTGACGCTGAAGAACGTCTTCAATCATTCTGTTTGATAACGCTGTGTCTTCATTTGTCATGTAAGTAGTAGCAGAACCTGAACCATCACCAAATCCAGCAATGTAGCTTCTAAATGGAACGTATTGACCAGGAGCAGAACCAATGGTTGTTACATCAATTTCAGCTCTTTCGATTTCAAAATTCCACTCTCTGACTTGAGCGACTGACTCAAAATCAGCGTAGTAAACCTGAAACTCATTAGGAGATGCAGCAGTACCAACATCAGTAATGTCAACAGCAGAACCACCAGCAGACGCTGAAACTTTTAACGCTCCAGAGTTAGCAGTGTATTGAATAACGTAATACGTTGTACCTGCGGATAAACCAGCAGGAAGTGTACCTGTGCCTGATCCTCCTGTTTGAGAATTTATCACTTCAAACTTGACGGGATCACCTACTTTTAAATTCAAATAGGTTTCTACTACAATTGTTTCTGTGCCAATAGTGACATCACCAGTACCAAAGGTTCCTTTAGTTCCAGCAGGTTTGTAATAGAGAGCACCTGATGTGCCAGATAAACATGTAACGGCCATGAGGCTGCTTTAGAGATTTACATATAGATTAGCGTGTAATCCTTTAACTTAAAACTGTCGCTACAAATGAAGTGTCAATCGTACTCATAAATAAAGGAGCATCTTCTGTTGTAGAGAATGTTGGGCCTTCAATTGTTCCTATCTTTACATAAGTTCCAGTTGTACCTTTTGTTCCATTATTTAATGTTTCTAATACATCAACAGCAGTATTAACTAGAACTTGATTCCTAGCTGGACCATTGCCTTTTGCAGTAAAAAATCTAATAATGATTGCTCCTTGAGCGTTGTCAACACTAGAACCTAATGTTGGCTCATTCGTTATTCCAAAAGTAATATTAACCCTGACATATTCAGTCGTACTGTTTAAAGGTGCAGCCGTAATGTTGTCAAAAAAGACAGGAACAGCAGGATCTAACGCTCCAAAAGCAGTTAACAAAGGGTTCTCTACTTGTGCTCGAATTGATTGATAATTCATGCTTTAAATCCAGTTTTAATACCACGAACCATAGCTTTTTTCATTGCACCACCTTTAATATAAGTTTTATACCAATCTAATTCTGCTGTAATCCTTGATTGACCTTCAATACTTTTACCTTGTCTAGGAGCACCACCACTGATATCTCCTCTTAATGTTGGTCTACTTGTATCTCTAGTTCCTTTCTTAACAACTTTACCTTTTGGATCAGCACGTTTATCTCGTCTAGGGAAATTAGGATAATTAAACTTTCCTTCTTCTAGATCTAAAGCGTATGGTGCATAAGGCTGTATGTTTTCAAGGGTAAACTTCTTAACTCTTCTCATTTCAGAAAGAGTTGTCGATAAATTGGGAACATCATTAATCGTGTAAGGATAAGAACCTCCAGCCCAACCAGAAGCTCCTTTACCAATAGGAACAGCGATCCAACTGTTCTTAAATGTTCCATCCCATTCTGGTCCTTTTTCTGCTAAATCATTCATCACTTCAACAGCAGTATGTCTTGCTAATTCATTCACAACCTCCAACAAGTCACGACTCATCTTTTTAAGCTGTTTCCCTGTCGATACCATTACTGTGGCCTCACGATCAATGTATGAAATATAGGATTATCTCCTCTCGCTGTTTGAATATTAATAATTTTTCCCTCTCTCGTTACTCCTGCTTGTGGATATTGAACACGATCTGCTTCCGTTGGATAATAATCTCCTAATTCACTTGCTCCGATAATGATCTTTACATCAGTCGTTTGATATAAACCCTCATCTTCGTTTGAACTAATCCTTGTAATCACTCCTTTCACACTGACATTTGTATCCGACCCAGTAACAGCTCCTGTTGTTGGGTTATATGTTTTAGGAGTTGTGCTTTTAACAAAAGTTAATGTTTGCCCCCAAGTGCTAAGAACACTTGCAGGTACTGATCCAAAAACATCATCTATTTTTGCCATGATTAACCTCTTACAACTCTGACTTGGTAACTACCTGAACCACCAAGACAATAAGCACCGAGATAAGACTGGAGCCAAGGATAGACATCAAATACATTGTTTACCGTGCCAGTAGCAAGACTAGCTTCGCTGTATTTCACCTTTAATTCACCTAATTCAACTTCTTTTGCAACACCAGCTGTTCCTGTGTTCCCTGTAATCGCATCAGTGTCATTCGCTAATGCTCTTGCTAATTCATATTGTGCATATTTGATATTATTTGGTATCGCAGTACAAACCATTTCAACATCATCAACTTCTAAATTATTTCTAGGCCATTTCAATGCTTGACCTTCATCACATCGATCACCGTAATAATTCAAACTATCAATCCAACGAGTAGCAGAAATTAATGCCCTGTTTTTCTGATCATCTGTTTTGTTAGTCCACGTTGAATCATCAGGAGAAGTTTCAAAGTAACTATTAGCTTCTGCCAAAGTGACATAACTATTAGAACTTGCACCTTTCAAAGTGGCGTGAATAGTTGCTGCCACGCTTATCTCTCAAACACTGCTTTTATTGTAGCGTCATAAAAAACCCCCACCAAATAAATGATGAGGGCTTCTCGACTTCTCTCCGAATTAAATATAAATCAGATAGTAGAAGTATCAAGTGGTGTGTTAACTGTGATCTGAACAGCAGGGATCAAATCGATGTCATAGGTAGCACTCCAGTTGCCAGCAGTCGCTAGATCGCTGTTATTTGGATTGTCACCAGCAGCTCCCCACTTAGTACCCATTACGTGATACGCAGT